CAACTGGAGTTTAATCAGGAACGGGATGAGTTACACCTAACCGGAATACTTCCGGAGAAAGACGTTTTAATGAGTGAATTGAAAAAGTTTATCCTACAGGTATTCATCATGAATCCTGCAACTAATATTGACATGCAAGCCTTATTAACATGCGAGTAATCAGCGGACACACTTTTCCAAGTTCGTAAACAACAACTAAAAAAGAGCTAAAAACAAGAAAACAAATACCTATTTTTCAGCCAATTATATTTCATTAAGACATGATTTGGGAATAGCATCTACTTTCTTTTGGTTAGCTCTTTTTTAGTAGTTTTTTGTCACCAGTTTGTCACCCAGATTAAAATAATTAATTATATTTGCATCGGTGATAAATTAATGACGTATGAAAAAACAGATTAAAGTCAAAGAGCCGATTCGGTTACGAGCAAAAAAATTAGCAAACGAAAACGAATCGTTGTATTTAGATTGTTACTACGATGGAAAAAGGAAACGAGAATTTTTAAAACTCTACATTGTTCCAGAACGTACCAAAGAGGATAAAGAAAAAAATATCCAAACGCTTAAACTTGCAAATGCTATCAAGTCAAAGCGTATCGTAGAACTACAAAACGAAGAGCACGGCTTCAAAACAAGTTCCGTCAAGTCTAAAGCAAATTTCATTAACTATATTGATTCTTTTGTTGAGAACCTACCTAAAGACACAAAAGGATATAACGGTTATATTTGCACTATGCAGGGATTAAAATATCATCTATCAAAATACAAGGGTGAGAACATCACTTTTAAAGATATAGATCGGAAATTCCTCGCAGATTTCACAGAGTATTTAAAAGTCGCCAAAGTATCAACCAAAGCGGTAAAAGAAAGTGAACGAACATTAGCCCAGGGAACACAATGGAATTACTTCAATAAATTAAACCTTCTGTTAAATAAGGCTGAAAGAGAAGAGATAATACCATTCAACCCAGTAGACAGATTAGAGAAAGGAGAAAGGCCACAACGGGCAGATCCTAGATGTACATTCCTTGTACTGGATGAAGTTAAGCGGCTAGCAGACACACCGTTTAGAATGGATAATCTTAAACGTGCTTTCCTTTTTGCCTGTTTATGCGGGTTAAGAATTAGCGATGTCCGGTCTTTACAGTGGAACAGTTTCCAACAGGACAGCAAAGGGAACATCATCGCAAAAATAACCCAGAAAAAAACAAAAGGCACTTTATATTTACCTATTAGCCCAGAAGCCATCAAACAGTTACCCCCAAAAGGAAACGATATAGATTTTGTTTTTGGCAAGCTTCCAGATAATAGCTATATAGATAAACTTCTTAAAATTTGGGCTAAAGATGCAGGAATAACAAAGAACCTGACTTTTCATGTAAGTCGCCATACGTTTGCCACGTTGAGTATAACTTACGGAGCAGACCTTTATACAGTTAGTAAACTGCTCGGTCATGCTGATATAAAAACTACGCAGATTTATGCAGATGTAATCAATGAGAAAAAAAGAGATGCAGTAAACGCAATTCCAAGTATAATAAAATAATCAATCATGGAAGGAATCAACAGTATAGCAATAGAACTATGTATCATACGCATAAGACAGAAAATGGTCAATAAAAACATGTGCTTTAGTATTCTAAATAATATACTCAAAGACATTCATTATAGAAAAGGAACGCCTACACAAATTTATGAAGAAATCATTAATTACGCAGAAATAACAAATGATAATACTAGAAAATTAAATCCTCAAAAAATCAAATGGATTGAAGAATGGGCAAAAATGAAAGAAAATGAACTTTTACCATTTGTAGACAGATTTAGATTAACAAGTACAAATGAAACATTGAGAGATTACCTCAATAGGAGAAATAAAGGAGAAAGCCCTGTTATTGATGGAATAATACATATTCCTAAAAAGCAAAACTTACCTGAAGTATTAAATACTCAACAGGCAAAGGAATATTTTTCTAAAGCAATAAAAGCGGGATTTATGGATGACCGTTTCCAATGGGTTAAGGGAACAACTAAATATCAAATTGCTTTATTTGCTGAAATATGCAGCGAGAAATTAAAGATTAAACATAAATGGAAAACTTTTGAAACACTTTGGAATGTAACACACCTAGCACAAACAAGGCGAGAAAGTAAGGAACGGTTTGGAAGAGTAGACAGAGAAAAAGAAATCATAAAAATATTTGAATAATCTGATAATCAACCACTAACATCACTATAGTGTATATTACAACACACTATAACGAACCCTATATAGGCACTATAATAGGCACTATATAGGGCTTTTTTATTTCCTATCCTTCTGATATTTGCAATGTAATTACAAAGCATCCGGGCAAAGTACACGCCCAATAATGTTTAAATTTATAATTATTGTAGTATGTCAGAAGAGTTAAAACAACAGTTGGATAGAATAGAGCGATACAGCCTATTAGCTGCTAAAAATGTGCTTTGCTTTGAAGATGTTGTACTCCTTACAGGGTTAAGTAGGAGCCATCTTTATAAATTAACATGTTATCATCAAATTCCACACTATAAGCCAAAAGGGAAACAGGTTTATTTTGATAGGAAAGAGTTAGAGGACTGGATGAGACAAAACAAAATATCAACTAACCAAGAGCTAGAACAAAAAGCTGTTGATTATATTGTTTCTAAACGTAGATAAGAAAGGGGCTGACTATGGAAGAAAAGAAAAAGGCAGCCTCCACGACCGCCAATCTCCTCAACAACAGGAGCAAAGATAACAAATCATCTCGAATAATTCAACAGGTACGATCTATTTTCTTATCTGGCCGGAAAGTAACAGCAAAAGAAATCAACGCTGAAACAAATTCGAATGATGCCAGACGTGTAATCTCCACCCTCCGTAATGATGAAGGCTGGGACATTAAAGACGTTCGCCTGGACGATAGAAGAAAACTATACTGGTTAGAGCCGGACACACGGCAAATGTCTATTGACTGGGAAGGAGGTATCAATGAGTAGAAAATCATTTGTACTTTATACAGAATGGGAAGATGCGTTCGACGGACAGCCCAACGACATTGCGGGCGAACTCATTAAAGCAATATTCGACTATGTTAGAACAGAAGAAATGCCGCAAACAGACAATACTGTAGTCAATGCAATGTTCTCCATCTTTAAACCGGCTATTGACCGTAATATAGGCAAATATGATGCTGCTATCAAACAACGGAAAGAAGCCGCTCTCAAAAGTGCAGAAAGCAGAAAACATCAAGCGAACGACCGTAAACGAACGTCAACGAACGTATGCGACCGTAAACGAACGTCAACTGTAAGTGTAAGTGATAGTGTAAGTGTTAGTGATACTCTCTCTCTTAATGGAGAGAGTGTGAGAGAGGGAGCGAATAAAGTTCTCGACCTTCAATCAATCAAAGAGCAACTACTATCTGACGAAACATGGAAAGAATCTGTTTGTATACAGTCTACTTTAGGCGTGTCTTTTATTTCTATGCTTCCCGACCAGTTAGATAAGTTCATAGCTTATATCGTTTCAATCGGAGAAGAACGGAGTATATCGAATATATCGGATGCAAAGAGAAGGTTTACTTATTGGTGGCAAAATCACGGAAGAAAGGAGGTACAGGATGAAAACAAACAAGTCTACATTATCCCAAGTTAAAGGAATGCCGAACGCACCAGAAGCGGAACAAGCCGTTAACGGTTCTCTCCTTAGCTTTGGAGGCGATAAAGTATTTGATGCTATATCTTCCGATCTAAGTACAGACATGTTTTTTGATATCCGGAATGCAATATTGTATGAAGCTATACGGTCTCTTTATGCAAGCAATAAACCATGTGATATAGTGTCAGTAACGAATGAGATACGTTCGATGGGAAAGATAGAAGAAGTTCCGCCCCACTTCATCGCTGAAACTTTGAATCACGGCTACGACTCATTCCATGCTGTAGAACATGCTCTCATGATTAAACAGAAATATCTACAACGGAAAGCTATTGAATTATCCCATATACTCCAACAACAAGCCTATGATGATACGGAAGACATCGGAGACGTCCTTTTCAATGCGGGAAAAGCACTGGAACAGATGCAACAGAATTTGATTGGGAAAAGTGAAGCCCAATCATTCAAAGACATTGCACAATCCGCATTAAAAAACATAGATCGGAAAATGGGACTGTATAGCAGCGGGCAGCAGACAGGAATAACAACCGGGTTACAGGACCTTGACGATATGACTTCCGGTTTGCATGGTGGCGAATTGATTGTATTGTCAGCACGTCCGGCCATGGGGAAAACTGCCGTATCTTTACATTTTGGAAAGTCGGCAGCTAAGCAAGGCATTCCGGTAGTCATTTTCTCTTTAGAAATGGATTCTATAAGCCTGTATGAGCGTTTCATAGCTTCGGAATCCAATGTACACCCCAGCAAATTAAGGTCCGGCAATATAAGCCAAGATGAGCTACAGCAAATAGATAAGGCAGTAGGGGGAACTTTATACACTTTACCGATAACAATAAACGATAATGCGGCTATAAGTATGAGTTATATCCGGGCAATGTGTCGCATGTTCCACCGGCAAAATAAATGCGGGATGGTGATAATTGATTATCTCCAGCTGATAACCGAAAGTTCGAATGGAACTAGAAACAGAGAGCAGGAAATAGCCCGAATGTCCCGGGAGGCAAAGATTATCGCTAAAGAATTGAATGTACCTGTTATCCTTCTGTCTCAACTCAACCGGGAAGTAGACAAGAGACCAGACAAGAAACCGATTCTTGCCGATCTTCGGGAATCAGGAGCCATTGAGCAAGATGCAGACATAGTGATTTTTGTTCATCGTCCGGAATATTACGGGATTAGTATCAATGATTCATCCGGACGTGAGATTCACAACTATGGTGAATTGATTATAGCCAAACATCGAAACGGTTCTGTCGGAACAGTCAAATTCAAGCATAACGGTTCCCTAACTAAGATATTTGACTACGATACGAAAGGTTATACGGAAAACAATCCCTTCTAGCTATGGAAATAGAAATAATCTACGGACAAGTGATAGCGAAAGCAAACAACTATCAAGCCGTACCGGGCAAAGACGGTCAGAAACGGATCATCAAAAACGACCGGATCAGGGAGTATGAGAAATCCTTCTGCCTACAATGCAAAAAGTATCGAGGAAAGCGCATTTCCGGTCGTTTCAAGCTATTTATTCGTGTATGGCATGGAAATATTCGCTTCGACCTGGATAATGCCTTAAAAACGATCCTTGATTGCTTGCAAATGGTTGAGGCTATTACAAACGACAGCCTTTGTTTTGAGATTCATGCGGAGAAACGGATAGACCAACGGAATCCGAGAGTAGAATTTGGTCTGGAAGAGATAAACGAGCAAAAAAATATATTCAGCCAAAATAAAGCGATTTAAGCCATTTTCTTTTGCGGGATGATAAGATATTCATCTTTGCGGAGCAAATCGAAAATATTGCAAACGTGAAAAGAATATGAAAGGATTAGAGATGGTGAAGCCTTCATCATTGAAGGCAGAGTTTAAAAAGTTCGGTGATTCTTTCGAATTAGTATTCAAAAACAGAAAAAACCGAATGTACTGTTATCGAAGAACCACACCGGAGGGAATAGTATATTTTGAAGTATTCCGATCCAATTTTGGGAAGACAAAAAGCGGGTACTCCTATGAATATTATCCCAGAGATTCACAGTTTGGCGTATCTGCATGGTGTATCAGAGACGGCAAAGGAGCAATGAAGAAAGTGTTTAAGTACATGAAAAGGACATTTTCTAATTAAATAAATTACTAACAATCAAAATTTTAAAGTCATGAAACAAGAAACATTTTTCGGAGTAAGAAAAGATAGCGAAAAACATCTTTATGTGAGAAGAGGTGACAACAACGAAGTCCTTATCACTAAAACAGTAAATGGGGAATCCATAACGGAAGAGAATACCGTACACCTAAATGCGGAAGAAGCCCGTAAACTAGGAATTCAGTTGCTAAAATTAGGTAGTGAAGAACTGCCAAAATCTGGAATAGACCTTAAAGCGGAATCTTTCGTGGACAAGATTACGGTATACAGAGGAATAAACCCGGACGAAACACCGGCCAATCTCGCAGTTATCACCATTGATGAAAGTGATGAAGCCAGACAAGTAAGGGAAGATAGCGGAGAGGAGCCCGGCTTTTCCATTGAAGGCGAAGAACTGGAAAAACTCATTTCCGCACTGGCAAAGATTGTATAACCGATACCGGGTAGGTCTGCTTCGGATGGTCTACTCGGTATAAATAAAAAATATGCTATGACAAGAGACGAATTATATATCAATAACACAAAAGCCGATCTTAATAAGACGGATATTACTTTGAGCTATAAGAGTAACCTGCTAACCGATATTAGTAAAATTATAAGTAATAGCAGTTATACAATCAGGTTGCCGAAAACGGCAAAGAATCTGGCTTTGATTGAGTGTTCACATCTTCCCAGTTCAACAAGCCGTTATCCGTACCTAAAGCATAAAGGTACGTTATTACGGAATGGCATTGAGATAATCAAAGATGCAATTGTAGTATTGCTAGAGATTAATGAATCAATAGAAATAGCTCTTACCTGGGGTAATGTCACTAACTTCGCCAGTGTAGTAAACGATGGCAAGAAGCTAACGGATTTGGAATATGGAACAGTTGAGGGTACAGATTGGGTTGTTTGGGAAAATTGGGGAGAAAATTCGGAAAGATTTCCACGTATTGACTACGGGTTTAACTCTGATGATCCAAACGTTTGGCGTCATCCGGTAGTACCAGTATGGTGGATACTTCATAAGATTCAAGAAGAAAGCGGAGTGACATTTAATTTCCCGTCTGACAAGTTTACTGTTATAAACAAAATGATTATTCCTCTTTTGACAAGGAATGATAGTGAAGAATTATATAGCAAATATCCTATCAATTTAGTTGGGACCGGCATTGGACGTGATAACAGAGTAGTGAATTATTTTGGGCTTAATATTAACTTTAACGGTGATGATACTCAAAGGAAATATGGAGAAACTGTAGATTATCAGCAACAAAATTCAACCGTAAAAGCATATAGAATATCTTATGATTCGGATAAATCTCATATAAAAGGAACGGTTATGACCGTATTCAGGTCTACTACCATTAGCATAGATTATTTGACAGTAGAATTATGGATAGACAGAACTAGTATAGCGACGTTTCGTCCTATATCATACCAAGTCAATAATAATTTGTGGACAGTTGGGTTTAATATTGATTGTACTTTTAATATGAGTACAGGGCAAATTATATCTTTAGGATTATTGAGTGGAAGAGGATATTTTAGTTCGGCGTCAGATGCAGGATCCAATACAAATTTGAATCTTACATTATCTGCTAGAGGTGAAATATCTTTTGGTGAGAAATTCCCCTTAGTTCCCAATCTTCCGGACATCAAGCAAATAGACTTCATTAAAGCCGTTTCCTCAATGGTCGGTTTGTTTGCCTTACCGGATGGCGAAAACGGGATCAAGTTTATTCCCTTCGATAATCTGTCTGCAAACAAATCTAAAGCTGTAGACTGGACGAACCGTGTGATAATGGCTTATAATAGCGTAACGCCAAGAAACTTACAGTACACCCTTGATAACATTGCTCAAAACAACTGGTTCCGGTATAAAGAAGATGATAATGTCATGGGAAACTATGACGGAAATATCCAGGTTGATGATGCCACGATTGAGTACGAACGTGATGCCATCACTTTGCCTTTCTCCGCCTGCAGTACAAAAGGAGGCGTTGCTTATATTCCTCTTTATTCTTATAACGAGGAAGGAGAGTTGGAGTATAACAAAACAAATCCCCGGATATTATTGCTTGATGGCACGAAGGGAATATTCAAGGGGCTAGAATGGACTACCTTAATTGCAAATAACTATCAGACGTACAAAGGACTAATCAATAATGCAAAGGTAGTGACCGAGTATATCCGTCTTAACAGTATCGAGTTGCGAGATTTAGAGATGGATATACCGGTTTATTTGGCTCAATATGGTTCTTATATGGCTATCATAGAGATAAAGACCAAAGAAAACGATATATGCGAGTGTAAACTTTTAAAATTGTAATGTCATGGAAGAAAATGTAGAAGAAAAGATTCGGAGTATTACCGAACAGGCCAATCAAACTAGAAAAATGCTTTTAGAAGAATATTTGGGACATTCCATTTCTATGGAAGAGGCTATAAATATGGAAATACCGGACGAAGCTCTGGATCATCTGGGAGATTTGTAATTTAATGATTAAATATAAAAGACTATTGAAGATATGGCAAAGTTTAATGAAGAGACAATTCAAAAGTGCGTTGACTGGGTATGTGAAAACGGGCTTATAGATTATGGTGGTGCAAAGCTTATTGATTTTTGTAATGTAATGGGAATCGGAAAGAGTACCTATTACCGGTGGATGGAAAATGAAACTTTCGGGACTGCTATAAAAAAGGCGAAAGAAGATTTCAAAAACGGGTTGGAACGCAATGTTGTTTCTTCCCTCGCAAGGTCTGCTATCGGGTATGAATACGAACAAGTTTCTTCCGAATACTACATGGAAGGCAAGAAAAAGAAGTTGAAAAAGGAAGTTAGAAAAAATGTCCGTGTTGAGCCTAATGTAGGAGCCGGAATATTCCTTCTCACAAACCTTGCTCCTGACAGATGGAAGAACAAACAGAACACCGAGCATTCCGGAGAAGTTTCTACCGGATTGACCGTTGTAGTCAAGAATCAGGAAGAAGCGGATTTAATCAAACAATTAAAAGAACATTAGTTATGTCTGCACCTAAAGGAAACCAATTTTGGAAGTTGAGAAACAAGCATGGGAGAAGCAAGCGTTTTGCTTCTCCTGAACAGTTGTGGGAAGCAGCCTGTGAGTATTTTGCCTATTGTGACAGGACTCCATGGAAAGTAATCAAGAATAAAACGAAAGGAGAAATAAAGGAAAAAGAAGAAAGCCCTACACAACGTCCTTACTCTCTGACCGGGTTAATGGCTTATTTAGATGTTAGTAAGTCCTTTTGGAACGATTTTAAAAAAGGTAGTCATGAAGATTTTTCCGTAGTCATTACACGCATAGAGAATGTCATCAGGACACAACAATTAGAAGGTGCTATTGTTGGTGCGTTTAACCCCAATATAGTTTCCCGAATTATAGGTCTTTCTGATAAACAAAAGGTAACTCATACCATCAACAGTAAAGAGTTTAAAGACTTTGATTTCTTACCTTATACTCCCAAAGCAGATGAAAGTATATGAGGTTTTAGCATCAAGCCGCTTTCTACTTGCTACAATGAACAGAAACGGAGTGAGCGCAGATGATATAATGTATCTTGATATGTTCTATGAGTATAGAGATATGCTTGCAGAAGGACGAAAAGATGCCGAAATTCGGGACTTTCTTTCAAACAAGTATAAGTTATCATCCTCAACAATAAAAAGGGTTATGAAACATCTGAATGAGGAATGTGTTATATATTAAAAGAAAAAATGGTATATTATTTGTTTTTAAATGGTAAAATACCTTCTTTTGCAAAAATATTCATGCAAATAAACGTTTATGAAAAAGTACTTATTTTTATTATTATTGCCAATCTTATCATTTATCTCATGCTCCGATGATGAAGGATATTTTAATCCTATTTTAGCATCTATAAATGATACCCAATGGGGAGTTACAGAGAATATAAATGAACTATATTTTCAAAAAATAGAATCAGGAGACGGATATGGGTGCTATATTGCTTTTAAAGCAGGAGAGTTTACCATTAAATATTCATCAGAAGATGTACAACTTTTTTCTATCAATGGAACCTATGAATATGATCCACCATTATTAATAATGACCTTTAACGACAATAAAGAGGTACAATATAAAATCATTCAAAACAAAATGGAACTCATAAGCCCTAATACATCGTTAGGCAATCACGAAAATATAAGTTTCCCAAATACGTTTTATAGGTATATAAAATAAGAAGGAATAGCGATAGTCTATAATAGTAAAGCCTTGTATTGATTGATACGGGGCCTTTTTGTATTTATACATTTATTCTATTTAATATTGATACTCTTACCGCAATGAGGACAACCTTTGGAATACAGACAAAGAACTATTGAATGAGATACTAAAGAAGTTATAGCAACCGGGGAACGTTGGAAAACGCCCCCTTTTTGCTATAGGTACAGCAACTCAACAGCATATTTGCAGCACCTTAAGATATAAAAGCCCACACACGATCTATTAACTTGTACGGGCTTCTCTTTTTAATCCATCATTTTAAACTTCTTCCCACAGTTGGGACAGGTGATTGTGTTTTTATCCTCCTCCGGTCTTTCTTCATCTAATAAGTCCGATACGGATACTCCCAATGTTTTTGCTATTTTTTCAAGTGTTTCAATAGTGGGGTTTCCATTAATGTTTCGTGTTAATGTATCACGTGTGATTCCTAATACATCCGCCACTTGTTGCATTGTAAGCCCTTTAGCTTTAATCACTTCCTTTACTCTTAGTTCCATAATTTATAATTTTTATAATCGTGTATGCAAATGTAGCTTTTTCTTAGAATAACGACATTTCAATATCGTTAATAAAATGTAAAACGGCAATATAATATCGTTTTTTATTTGTAAATACTACATTATACTGTATCTTTGCAATGTGATAAACGACATCAAAGTACAACAAAGTAGTATAAACGATAAAAATAATACAATTATGGCACGTTACGATTTAAGCAAGATAATGAAGAGAGCACACAACTTGTATAACAATGCCCGTGCAAAGTACCCGACATTTGCCGATGCACTCCGTAAGTCTTGGAGCATGGCAAAGTTTGAGGTTAGAGTAGCCGAAGAACGCCAGGCAATCGAAGCGGAGACTAAAACACGTGAAGCAAAGGTACGTGAAGAGAACGAGCAAGCCGCCATTAGTTCGGTTCTTCTTCGTGCACAAATCGAAGCCGACCGGATCAGGAGAGAAGCGGAAGCCAAAGCGGAACGCATGAAAGGCGAGATAGCAGCACGCAAAGAGGGTATCTCTTATAATGAGTATCAAAACCGTATTAATCGTGCAATGGGCTACGGGTGTGGATCGTATTGCGGTGACTAATTTTTTATTCA